AACTTTACCATCGTGTTACCACTCTTGCTTTCGGTAACCTCCGCATCTTCAACCGTAAACTCGAACGTTCCAGCCTCAGACAAAAATGCACTACCTTCATAATCACTAAATTTTTCAATCATTGCTTGTTTCCTCCGTTTCTTTTTCTTCGTTATTTATTTTTACTAAATTTACAGGATTGAGAGAGTTCTCTGCAATCATTTTTTGCCACTTGTCATATGTGAAATTGTCTACAAAATCACCTACCGCAAGTGTCATATCACGGGTTCCCGTGTCTGTCAACGGGTGAGGTCCTACATACACAAGAAACTGAACTGACTTTCTACCGTTATTATCCAAAATTGTCTTGCGGCAGCAATAGAAAATGTTGCTCGCATCTTTCATATATTTTACACCGGTCTTAATAGTCAGGTCAGGTATGATACGTATCTCTTTGTCAAGTCCAGACGTTTCATACAATTCCATCTCGTTAGTATGAGTTAACCATACAAATTGTACACCCATCTCCTCAGAGAACCGTTTCATCGTGTCCTTAATGGACAGCATCATCTTAGAAACATCACCCCATTCTTGTTGACTAAGTGCTCTGCCACCTTTTGTAAATTCAAGATACTGTTTATAGTCATCTTGTAATGCACCGATCGTGTCAATGACAATTGTCTTGAACTTATCTGCACCGGGCTTACGCAATTCTGCAAGAATTTCCGCAAGTAACTCAATTGTAGTTTTCTTACGAACAAAATCATTACGCAAATTCTTTACAAAAATACCTTGTGTCTTTGCAAGAACTCTACCTCCACCGTCATTACCAACCGAAACATATAGTAAAGGTTTCGGGTACGTACCTGCAATAGTCGTTTTACCAGACTTTGGTTTACCCATGTACATGTCAATGTTATGAGTAACAAAACTATCGTATTGCATTTATACCTCCTTTAAAAATTATCTATACTCGTGATACCTTTGACGTGCATCATTGCTTTAAGTTTCCTTATTGCTTTCTGTTCAACCTGTCTAATGCGTTCACGTGTAAGTCCATACTCTTGACCAACCTCTTCAAGTGAGTGTACAATATCATCTTCCAAACCAAATCGTTTACAAATAACAACTTGTTCACGAGGTGATAACCTTTTGATAAACTTCATGAGTGTTTCATGTCGTTCATTCTCAGCAGCGATGTCCATTGGAGATGGACCTGGGTCCGCAACAAAGTCACCTAAGAAAGTATCATCTTGGTCATCTGCCTTGTTCACCTGTGCATCAAGTGAGACGGGTTCAAGTGCCATGATTTTAAGTATGTACTTTACATCTTCTTCTGTAAACACATGTTTCGGACTATAATATTTAGGTACACCTATGTTAATCACACCTCCCCGTTGAGCCAAGTCGTTCATCTTTACGCACACCGTTATAACGCACCGGTACACCTTTAATAATTACTGCTTTCATTACCATCACCTGACAAAAACTCTCTCCCTTTGAATATTTTACTTGTTTGTTAGATATGTTGTGGACAATTGCCATGAGCTTGCCATCATAATCCGGATCAATTGGACACATTGCAATGTTCAAACCCTTTACCGCAGCAGATGTTCTTGCACACAGTGTACCTAAATAGTCATGTGGAATAATAACTTTACAATTAAGTGGTACGATTGTGGTAGACAAAGGCTCAAATGTAACGTCTTCATCTATGAAAATGTCCACACCTGCATCTTCCAAGTAACCTTTCTCTACGTTACCTACAATTTTAATGTCCATATTTCCAGAACTCCTTTGAAAATTCACTTAAACTTTCGTGACAATTATCTGCGAGTAAATACATTAAATCACCACGTCTGAAATCTTTTGGTATTGGAGGTAACAATTCAGGTTCAACCGTTCCACTGTCAAGCATCTGTCGTATCTTCGGTATATCATTCTCATACACATGCAAATTATTATCAATGTGTGTATAAGTACCAAGTTCTACACCGAGTTCAGCAGCCATAAGTTCTTGTAACAATGTGAATTGAAACACATCAAACGTTAAACCTTTGAAGATGTCATTTGACCTCATGTTTACAATAAGATTGAGTCTGTTGTTACGTATCATAAAATGCATCGTAAGTGTACAGACCGTATCTTTTGTATTACAAATTTGAATAGGTTTGATGTGTATGACCGCCTGTCTCGTGTCTTTGTCAATTCTCAACAAACATTTACACCAATCCCATTGTGATACCTTTTCACCTGCATAATCATACGTGTCAGAAAATATATATTTGCCATATGCAGAATTACAAGTTACTCCGTCATCACTAATGTGTCGCCAAAATGATGAGTACTTTGATATGAAATCAAGACTGTTACTACCACTCAGATACCAAAGTGCCTCACCATAACAGTATCTTTTAATGTTGCGCATCTCTTTAAATGACAACAATCTATCACGTGGATTACTTAGTACTAATACGTAAGGTGTTAACTCACGAACTTTCTCACCACGAGGAGAAGTTTGTTTACCTTGTCGTATCAATTCATTGAATGCACAACTGTATGCCTCATTGAATGTCATTCCTTTAACACCTCCAATATCATATTTGTACGTCTGAAATCGTTCGGTACAAGAGTTATGTTTTTCATCATGCGAATGTACTTAAAGAATAAGTTACGTTCTGTTGTTATCCATTCTTTGTTACACTCTGAACTTTCTTGCTCACCTTTGTTACAAAGATTATTGTAAATTGTATCCACACTCTGACAAATCACATAACAGTTTGTGTATCGAAGTATTTCATTTACTTCTTTGACACTTATCCTCGGTTTACGTCCATACAATTCACTATATACAAGTTCACCAAGTGGACCTCTGTCAAGTATTACTTTGTAACCTAACAAATGTCTATAAAATGTATATGTGTTTGCATGTTTACCTGTGATATGGTGTAAATCATAGTTCGGTAACCTCTTTTGTAACTCTGTACACAAGAATGATTTACCTGTACCGTTCTGTCCATCAATTATTATTCCCATTTATCAACTCCAATACCTGCGGAAGTATAACTTTTTTGTCACAAATACTTCTGAAAAAGTCATACACCCTGTTTTGTCTTTGCATATAAAGTTCTTTGTTACACGCTACCTCAAGTATTTCGTCAATGGATGCGGCCATGTCATTTTCGTCTACAAATATTGCGCCACAATCTTGTGATATCACAGGTTTGTTGTTAACACAAAAGAGTTCACCCCAGCGCTTTCTGTAAATAGGAACCGTACCCGTTATGACATATTCACTCATTGCATATTCCATATTGTGAGGTAAATATTTATCTGGCAACATTAACAACTCAATGCCAAACATTGATGCACCAAGTCTTTCCATCGCCTCATCGTGATTATAAGATCCAATGATGTAAGCAGGATTACCAGGTACAATTGGCAGTTTACCTTCAAAATACAATTTTGACTTGTTACCCTCATTACAAATAATGACGTCATCGTGAGCAATTTTCTCAGGCTTAACCTCTTTGTACAAAAATTTGAGTGAACCAATATCTCTTTCGATACCTTCCATCACGGTCGTAAAGCCATGTTTACCGAGGTACTCATATTGTAATCTCTTTACTTCATATATGCCTTTCCAATCTGCACGTCTACCGAGGAAATGAATTGACTTCGGTTCTTTGTCATCATAAGGTCTGATATACTTTTCACCATCTGCAAAGTCAAGTAAATTAAGTGTCGGAAACTCAGGTGTTATAATTGTCGAAGGGTCTAATCCCATCTCCAGTGCAACAACGTGTAAGTCATTACCTTTATTATGAGTTATAACTCTATTACACAATTTGAAGAAGTCGTTGTACATTATGTCGTAATAAAAATTACGTTTGATAGACGGTGCCCTGTGGTCTACGTTGATATATACAACGTGTTTATCTTGCAACCTTTCAAGTATTTCCATGAAAGACTCAGTCGTTTCAAACTCTGCGTTGATGGGTGGAACACTCAGTATAATGATTGTGTCACATTGTTTAAAGGTTGAGATGATACGTTCTTTGTCATTATACAGATGATACTGTATAATGTTATGATTGTGCGCTTTACTTCTACCCCAGTTTTTGTCTCGGGCTGCAATTGTAATGCACTCATCAGTTTCTTTTATGCCATTTTGTAACTCAATTGCATACTTTGTATTACCGCAACCCTCAACACCGCGTCCGAGGAAGATGCCATACTTCATGATTTAACTTCCTCCCATTGTTCATCGTCAAGATACTTCTGTACAAGTTCAATGAAGTCTTTTTGTTGCTCAATGTAACCGTCACGTTGAAGTACCCTTATCACCACAGAAATACCAAATGCCATCTCTGCAATGCTACTACCTTCACAAGAGGAAACTTCATAAACATTTTTGTCATGATTAAACATGACTTTTAGTACTTCTTGTTTTCCTGCAGTGACCTTTTCGAGGTCTTTGTTTTCGTCCATTTTATGCTCCTTTTGTTGTTTCGAGAAATCATCTCTAATATAATATATCATCGAAAATCTAAGAATATTACCATCAAAATAATCATTTTAATATATAATAGAGGCCTATAAATAATCATCTTAATAGAATATTCATTATGAAAATATTATATATTAAAATGCATCATAATACCTTATTTCGCTTTTGTAACTTATCCATGTAGAACTTCGCTTTCGACAAGTCGAGAGATTTATTACCTTTGTCTGTGCATCTATACAAATACTTAATCACCTGACCTGCAAGAAATGCGTCCATACCAGACATGTGTTCAGTTACCGCTTCAATACATGTGAGACACTCAACCTTCCTACCCGTATAATGTGACGGGTGGTTTACAAGGTCTTCCTCAATAGGTACAATTGGTTCACTCATTCAAACTTTACCTCCAAATAATTTCTACTTGCAAGATAATCTGCAAGGTGTACAAGTTGCTGATTAAAAGTCAACGGTGTCGGCAATACAACATCGGGATAATACTTATTTGTATTCCATTGACCCATGTGACTTTCTACAAGATTACAAACATTGTTAATATACTCGTTATCTGGCACGTTTTCACTTACACTTGTATATTGCAAATACTCAAGCCATTTTCTTACAAGAAGTGGGTGGTCAAATCTTGTGTATTTACTCGGTATGTCATCATAACCATATTTACACATATCGTGAAGTATCAGTGCTGCAATTCCCCAATCTTTGTTATCGATAACCTCTTTGTATTGTTCCAATGAGGCTATATCATTGTATATCTTAACCGCCGCACAAGTATGTCTATACAAACCACCTTCACCTTGTGCATATTGCGGGTGATATTTACCTGTACTTGATGCACCTTCTTTCATAAACCACTTCGGCATATGACAAAGTATCTTTGCCGTCACCTCCCGTATCTTTGTATTGTTAATAAGTTCAAGTTCGTGTTCAAAAGGTATCATCACATAAACCCCTGTATTTGTGCTATCATATCGTTCCGTTCTTCTACTTCGTGTTGCATTCTTTGTGCAAATTTTCCGAGTTCATCTCTTACAAATGAGTACACATTATTATATGTATCCTCATCAATAAAATATATCTTGTGATTGTCTGTACAATCGAGGTTAACGTGTAATTTCCTTTCGAAATCATTTAAGTCCTCTCTAACAACAATACTTATGTTCACTACACCTACTTTAAAATATAATGCAAATGACTCTGTATTATCAACCAATGAATAAAACATCGTTCTACTAATAAACACTTGTCTCTCCTTTATCACTACGTATTCCAGTCATGCGAGGAAAACGCAATGAATAATATTTAGTTCCATTTGTATTTGCACTTTGTGACATACTAAAATATGATACCTCGATTATTTTACCAATTATATCTTTCGGATTTAATGCCCAACTGATACGTTGTTCATCAGTCATACCACTACCAATTTCACACTCAATAATCTTACCATCAGACATGGCTCTACAATTGAGTGCACCTATACAACCTTCATACTTACCTTTTCCATCTTGTACATCAAGTACTTCCATATCGAGTGTATATACATTCTTGTACTTTAACAATTGATCTGTACGTTTATTACAATAAGGTGCGTCACCGAGATTTATCATCAGGCCTTCTGCACCACGACTTGTTACATTGTTTAACAATTGGTCTATGTACGTGCGGAAATCTGTAAGTAATTTAAATTGCATAAACACTGGTAATATTCTAACATCTTTACTTTTGACATTTGCACCAAGATTGTTGAGTATCTCTCTACGTTGATAATACGGTAAATCCAATTGTATATCGAATATGTTGTACACAAGGTTCTTTTCACCATACTTTGCATTGATGCGACCACTCGTTGCGTTAAACAAATTTTTATCATATGCTACTCTGTTAATGTAACTGTTAAGTAACACACTTGATTTTGTTTGTTCATAACTGAGTATCTCTCCGTCGTATACAAAGTCTGTATCAAGTCCATTCATATCAAAGTTAACCTTAAGTGGTTTACCATTGCGTGATACAAACGACCATTTACTATCATTGTAATATGCAATACACCTGTTACCATCTAACTTTTCTGTTACAAAGTAACCGTGAAATTGTTGAGGTACTTTACCTTCATACTTCTTTGCAAGCATCGGTGCAATTTCACTTTTCTGTAACACGCTTTTACCGATACCGAGTTTGATAGTTCTATTTACAATAGGTTCTACAAACCATGCATGTTCACTACACTGAACGCATGCTGACATAACGTTCATCATTGTGAAATTATTACTTTTCATCGGTTCGTACAAAGGTGCAAGATACTCGCGTATTGTACAATTATCAGTTATGCGTGTCTGAGGCATTTTGTAATCTTGAAATGTGTAACCTAACTTATGTTTACCGTCAAGTATTTCAAGTATATAAGTCAAGTCGTCTGCATATTCTTTCGGTACACTCTCTAATAAATACCTCTTTTCATTATACGAAGACGTCTCTGTTACTTTGTCAAACAATGTGTCGAAGAACCATACGCGGTCACTCAGCATCTTGGTCCTCCACACGTTCAAGTGCTCTCTTATATGTTTCCATAGCCGTATAAAGGGCCTCAATGTCAAGACACAAATCGTCTACATCTGGATCTGTTATTGTATTAACCCTGAGTGCAAAACCTTTTGCGGTATATTTCAGAATTGTTTCAGCAAATTGCAATTGCTCTTCATAATACTCTTTTGTTCCATACATTTTCACAATACTTACTCCTTTTAATACCAAGGTAAATTATCGTCCACATCACAGTTAAGTTGTGCTAAATACTCGTCCATACTAATTTGATGAACTTCAGGCTCTGATTTAACTTTACATTTAGGCACGTGTTTAATCCATCTATTACACTTTCCACAATAAAGTGACGTATGTGGTCCGTTTTGTTTGAGATTGAACTCTGTTGCATTACCACAATAAGGACATTTGTTAATGTTTTTCATCAGACACCTCATAATATTTACAATCATCACAACAATGTGCAACACAATAACAATTATAGGGATAATCATCTTCACCTGTTGGTTGAAACATCGGACAATCTTTGCAATTGTAATCGCATTCGTAATATTTACAATTCATGATTAACCCCATTTAACATCTTCACAAATGATACAAGCCTTATCATAACTGTCATTTGCTTTACCGATGAGTGTTACGGTGTGTAAGTTATTTATTTCAGATGGACTACCTTTACACTCACTCGTTAAATTTGATGCCTCGTGCTCATCTTTTGCAACACAAATATATGCCTCTGTTTCGTCCCAACCAACCCCGTGCACTGCTTTAACAAGATAGATATTCATTGTTAACACCTCTCATAATAAATACAATTGCCATCTTCGTCAAAATTTTGTTCAACACATTTGCAACGCGTCTCTCTACTTGCAAGATATGCATCACACTCACAATGTTTCGGTTCATCTGCAAGGTACATACACACAACTCAATACACATATCTTCTGGAAACGGACACATCATGTGTTTACAACTGTTACACCTACTCATATTTACCTCCGTTAAGATAACTTACGCGCTTCATTGCGTCACGTTCATTCTTGTATTTTCTTACAATATAGAATACGTCAGAGTACTCATAATCAGTTGACACAGTACGAATAAGGTAACCTACTTCATACTCATCAGTGTCTGGATTGTGTCTGAATACCCACGCCGCACCATCTCTACCGGGTAAACCCATATCACCTTTCGGACCCATTGGACCCATTGGACCGGTGTCACCTTTCTGAGGTTTACGTACGATTACAAAGACCGCAACCATTACAGATACTACAATTGCTATTGATGATAATACGACTTCAATCATCTTTGTCCTCCTTTTTAAATGCCATTTGTTTTGACAAATATTTATCACATTTTATAAGTTTATCAGAACAGTATCGTTTGCCTTTACCATGATACCTGATATCACAATAACAAACGTCCATTATTTGACCGTGTAAGGTTTCAGAATGTCTTAAAAAATTTACATTCACTGCAACTTATACCGTTACAATCTTTGTAAACACAAGTGTCACACAACATAATCTTTCTCCGATAATACAATCGTCAATGTATTTGCTTCATCGAGATCAGATGCAATTTTGTAAAAGTACAATGTATAATGTTCATGCTTGATTTCTTTCATAAATGCCTGACAACCAATCTTAGCATGGTGTGATGTAGGATGCCAATTAACTTTGTACATACCCATCAGGTCTGGATAGAAACGAATACAGATTTCATTATTTTCATTCAGTCCTACGTCAACTGTTACAGGGTCAAAGGACTTCTCTACATTCTCCAACAAAGATTTCGACAAATAAAATCCATACCTTGAACCACTAATGCTATTAAACTTATTGTGCTTACTCTTGTACCACGTAATCATCACAATTTACTCCTTTTATTTTTCAATATACTATATGTGTAACATTCTTTCACCATATCGTAGACAATTGGTGATGTATTAGGTTCTTCTGCAAATATAAGTAACAGAGTTCTTACAAGAGCTGCTGTACTACCCTTTGTAGTCTCACCCATGTGCTTTATAAGTTTCTCCTCACACTTCTTGACAACATCTTTGTCAAGATACAATGTGGTAAGTGTTAAGTTACTCATCGCTTGCCTCCTGTCGTTTCTCACCATCACAATATCCCTGTGTGATACACTTGGCAGGGTCACCGTCACAGTCATCACACCAGCCTTCGAGCAACATTTCCTCAGGTGTCATAATTTGTTATACCTCCATTTATTAGATTATTGATTTTAGATTGAGAAATGGCTCTTAAAATCATCTCTCATCAATTTTAATATATAATAGAGAGATAATAAATATTACGTCGATAAAATATTCATCATCTCTCTATCTATCAGATATTATATATTAAAATCAATCATTTTACAAAGTGAGATACGTGCTCCCAATCGAAAAATATCTCGACAGGTTCGTCACCCTCGATATACTCAACCACAAGGCCTCTGTCCGTCACCTTGACAACCGTTACAGTCACAACATCAAGTGCACCAAATGGTTTGTACTTAATTTTATCACCAACTTTGTATTTTGCACGACCTTGTTTCTTGCATTTGTGTAGTGTGTATACATCGTGTATCTCTTTTACAAAGTAGATTACTGCTGCAATCACTACGGCGATTATCACACCACCGACAATGTTAAACGCAATGTCATCAACCGTCGCTTTTGCCAATAACTCAGTCATGATTAACTCCTAACCAAGGTTTACATTTGTCCACATACTCACAACTCGAACAAGAGTATGCATCATACTTCGACAAGAATGGTAAATTGTTCTGCTCAAGTATCTCAATCTGCACAGCGGTTTGCATCACGTCTTTTATTATATATGAGTATGCATCTTCGTCGAGGTACTGACAAGATAGGTATGCACTCTTGTTGAGAGCGTACTCATCTAACACGTCGTGATAATAACCGCCAGGTGCAATCTCTTGTTCCCACGTATCTGGGTGTACAATTTTTATCGCCTCGATGTAAAGTTCCTTGGATATATTCTGTGACTTCGCACGAGACAACCTGCCATTGTTACAAAGCGCAGGCTGTGAGAAGTCTTGTTTCGGTATGTCAATATAACCTACCCGTATGTTATGAAGTGGAACATTATAGTTTTTGTTGACAAGATATGCGTACAAATATAACTGACTATTCATGTCAAAGTCGTCCTGTGTTTTCTTTTTTGTACTGAACTTGTAATCTACAATTATCGCGTGATTTTTTGTATACAATAATAGGTCAACAACACCTACAATGGGGTGACTCAAGCCGGTGTCGACCGGGTTCGCAACTAACTTAACCTCTCGTTCAATCTGTACCTCACCATATTGAGTAAGCGACGATGTTAATTCTCGCTCATACTCAACTACTTGTTTACACACTCGTACAAAGTATGAGTGCCACGTCTTGATGCCGAAGTAATTCTTTAAGTCTTGTCTGTACAATTCACTTGGTATACAAATGTCATAATCAGATATGCCTGCGGCAATATTGTCACGTAAGTTACCTGCCTTCTCTAACACCTCGTGAGCAAGTGAGCCGAAGTCTAACTGTGGATAAAACTGAGGTTTACGTTCCGTCTTGTTTATGTACGAGTGCCAGAACTTACGTTGACAAGACAAATATGTGTTCAGACTACTGTTGCTGTGGTTCACGGTCTACCTCCGCATAACTGAACGAATAGTACTCACTTCTACCCGCATGGTCAGTGACAAATGTGTTGAGAACACACTCTTCATCTCCATTGACAATGTATCTGTCTGTTCCTACAATATATAGTGCACCCATAGGCACGTCGTCGAGATACACGTACACCTGCTCACCGTGACATGTGTCAGGCCAGTCACCGCTGTCAGTGTATGCATTCTCCTTGTACAAGTTAGCATCAAACCATCTCGGTATGTACACTCTGTTTATCATCGTTATCTCCTTTTGCTCTTGCGAGCTGTTTGTTAACTGTGTGCAACTCTTCTTCCATCTTGGTGCGTGATGTGATGTCATGCCACTCGTCTGAGGTCAGTGACTCACGCTCGTAAGCTACAAGAGTGGTGTCTGCCGCGGAGCGGACAAGATAGCGTCGCATCGACATGAGTATATGCATCGGTATATCGTACTTAACTGATAATTCCTTAGTTGTCATCACATTTCACCTCAATGCACCAGTGTCTGTTCATGGTATATATATCCCACACCTAAGACTGTCATCGGCACCGACAATCACCTCTCTGCCGTCACACTCTTTAGTCCAGTTGTGACTGTTGAAATCACGTACTGCCTCGCGCACCGCTTTACTGTATGACATCTTGTTGTAAGACATGTTAAGTCTTATCTCGTCCAAGACGTACGCCTGTTTACAAAATATGCGTTTTGTCACTATGTTTACCTCCTGTTTAACACACTATTTTTTATCGTCTGCATGGTTATACCCAGTGCAGCTAACTGTCGTCTCAATCTTGTCATTATTACTCGTGAGTTGTTACTAGTCACGTTGGTGGAATACTCTCTCAACAACTGGTCGAACACGCGAGGTGTCAAGAAGTCCTTCACCGTGCGTATTGCCTCTTGTGTTATCTCTTCATGAAGTGAGAGTGTGTCTGCATCGTCCTCGACTGCTTGAAACTCATCGTCTGTCGTGGGGTCTACAATTGTATCAGTTATAGGCACATCTGTGCTAGGCACAAGAGTGTCAAGCGGCACCATCGCCGGGCGATAACGCTCAGGCTTGAGGAACTGTAACACGTGGTTTATAAACGATCTGTTTATTATGCCTGCATGTATGTAGTAGCCTTGTTGGTACAAAATACATATCCTCAAATTGCACATCTGTATCAGGTCCTCGACCTCAACGTCTCGCCAATACTTATGCTGTCTGAACGCCAGGCGATAGACCAGCGGCTTGTATGTTGCGGTCAAGACTTCGAGCGGCGGCTGAGCGTAAGTTATGATGTTGTTACTCAGGCGGAGCGACTTGTTGCGGTGCAAGATGTCACGGTGTATCTGGAATATAACTGCGTCGATGGGGATTGTATTGTAGCGAGGTGTCTTGCTATATAGCACGTCTACAAGGTAGGTCATGGGTGCCGGAGGCTCACCTGGTGCCGGAGGCGGACTCGTGCGATACACAATGTATGAATACACATGTGTGTACTGAGCAAGGGCTGTGAGGACCTGCGTAGGTAGCGTCTCCTCTGTGAACGTGATACTTATGTTTACTAACTCATTCTTCTGCATCGTCATATCCTCTCATTATTGTTCTCAGTGTCTGTATTACGTCTCGTACATACTTGGCATACGCGGGGTCCTCCTCTACAAAGAGTGTTAACTCACTTATTGCTCGCTCGAGGTGTGATGTGGATGTGGACGACTCCTGTTGTGGCACGGTTACGTCAACTTCCTTGAAGTATGACAATATACGTGCAGGCGATAGCCACGGTGTACGTTCGCCGATCGCTTCACGTAGGCGCAGATACTCGTCACTTGTTACGGTGAGAGTTACCTTTATCTTCTCATCGAGCGGGTACTCTACGTGCATGGCGTTCATGAAGTCATAGTGGTCAACCAAATAGTTAAACACGTAACTCATGCTGCCGTACTGTGACCAGTGCTGGTGCACGGACATTGGTATGCGAGTTACAATTTTCATATGCAATTTACTCCTTATTTGTATGAATTAATTTCACGGATTTACAAGATGTGGCCATGGTGTGTCGGGACGACTGTGAGATTGACACTCGCCGAGGGCTATGGAGCGTGGATGTGTTAACTTACGACCGCATATTTTACAATAAGGCTGGTAGGTGACCCGGAGGGCATTCGGGTTGCCGTGGATTAGGTCGGGGATTATTTGTCTGAGCTGTGGGTAGGTGGGTGTACGAGGGATATATTGAGAGGTGGCGGAATAGTAAGTTCCGTGGAGAGTTTTGCGGAGAGGTGGGTTGATTACAAAAATGTCGAACAATGGGAGAGTACCGCGTTGTTTACAAAGGAGGTGGTAGGTGACGGGTTTACAAGAAGCGGGGTAGGGTACGGTGACGATGCATTCAGATTTGCGTTGGATTAATTGCTGCATAAATTACCTCGAAAATTGATTTAAATGGTGATAGACCGAGAGAGGGAAAGAGGGCTATGAAGATTTTCAAATCTTTTAAATTCTCTCATAGCCCTCATTCCTTTATAGCCTTATATCCCTTATATATGGGATATAAAGGATATAATAGATACTTTTATAATTAGAAACCACTATCAGGGAAAGAGGGCTATGAGAAAGGGGGATATGAAAGAATGAGGGCTATGAGAGAATTTGAAATTTTTGAAATTTCTCATAGCCTTCATTCCAGCCCTCGGTATGGCAGCTATAAAAGCAGTTTTATGAACCTTATGTGAAAAATGTGATGAATTGTGAACAAATGTGAAAATTATGTGAAATGAAATTTACGCAATTTTCAAATATGAAAATTAGATGAAAATTAGATTTTTGGTAAAATTGATTTATCAAATGATTGGTAAATCAATTTTACGAAGGGTCAACTGTGAGCCGACGGAGTTTCGGTGCCGACTCACAGTGTGACCTCCGGTCTATGGACTACCATTGTAAGGGACGTTTTGTGACCCGTTTCCGGGCCAGTTGACGCTTCAGTGCATCGATTTGTTCAATTAAACGCTGCTCTTTCGACCAGTCTATCCACTCATTTTCGGTTACACGGACGTATTTCTTATATGTTTTGCCTGATTTTGTGAGAATTTGGTAGGTTTTTAGGCCTGCGAGAGTGGTTTCAGAGCAATTTGTGATAACAGAGAGTTGACGTGTCGTCATTATAGTTATACCTCATTGTGATTTATTGCCCGATTTGTCGACATTGACGGCATTTCGGGTATAAAACAAGCCGATTATAAGGTGTACAACCGGCTCGTCTTCATGATTATTCTGCGATTTCAGGCTGACCAGCCATGAGTGCGGCCAATTGTGCCTCAAGTTTGGCCTTACGACCTTCCATCATTTTGATTTTCTGTTCATTGGTAAGAGGTCCTCTCGGTTTACGTTCAGGTTTCGGAGCATTTTTCTTATTCTCCGTAGCCTTGGCGACGAGTTCCTGGTACCTTGCATAGTCCTCTTCGAGAATGAAGTCGACCAAATTAGCCATAATTATGTTACCTCCAATAAATTTGTCGTGTTTGAGTGGTGGGGAGGACACGGATTACTCCGCATCCTCCTCGGTTTTAGCCTTTGCCGCATTGAGTTTTGCAATCTGCGCCATCAATTTGTCAATCTTGGCATGGATTTTCTCTTCCTCGGTCATAGGTTTCTTGCGAGCCGCTTCCATCGCAGCCTTCGCACGCTCGATAATTGCCATATACTCTGCTTTGTCCTCGTCAGACAGGTAGTCAATCAGTTTCGCATTCGGGATACGAGCGCCGCCTTCGCGAGTCACGTTGCCGAGTTTGATGCTGGGCTTGAATGTGAGTGCGATACCGTCGTCGGTGCCGGTCACTTTCTCGACCTCAACCGCTTTAAAGAATTTGCGGTTGGACTCGTTCTCCGTGAGAATGTAGCTGATTTCGTCCTTCGTCTTTTTCAGCACATCACCGATAACACCGTTGTTGTCAACGTGATACCCGTCGTCAAGTTTGATGATTTTTGCGTTAGTGATGTCGCCTTTCTGATATTCTGCCATTTTTATACCTCCCATGGCTTATTCATAATTATAATATATCTCAATTTGCCTGAGATTATTACACGTCAAATTTATCAGACTATCTCGTACGTATTCATGGCGGCTTCGTACTTCCGCCTTGATTGCCATTCGTGCGCAATATCAAGGTCCGCATCTCAGCGTCTTGTGCAATCTTTGCGCTCTTCACGTATTTGTCGGGTATTGCTCTCCGCTTACGTGGCCGGGGCCTGTTCCGGTTGGTTCGACCGCTCAGTCAATTTGACCATTGATGACGGCTCGTCCGCTCAATGTTGTGAGGCATTCCCATCTTGTGAGGGCGTCACTCCTCGGTGGTACTGGCCCATTGAGTTTTCTTTGAGACATTTAGGCTCGTCTCCGTCCGTTGGAATGGGACTTATCGGCGCCCATTTCTTAGCTCTCTATTTTTGAGAGATAATATACTATTCTTGAATTATATTAAGAAAAAGACGGAGGGGTGCCATTTCAAATCGATAGTATATAGTAAACACATTCCCACCCTTGTAACATTTTCTCAATCTATTCAATAATATAATAATAGGTTCAAGGTGCGCCCACTTCTCAATCCCTCCGTAACTCAACCTCTCTGCACCTTGAACCATATTAAATGCGCTCATTCGCGTTCCGCGCCCACATCTCCCTTTGTAAAATGCGCGCAGAAAATCCACCGAGGTACAGATATGCAAACCGACAAACCGACGTTGCGCCAATATCTCCGCCAACGTAAAGAAACCGAGAACCTATTCGCCGACCCCGCATACCAGCGTCAGGCCTGGCGTTCCATCGGCCACCTTGTACTCAACCGACCGGCCTCTAAACCAATCCCTCGCTACGACAAGAACGGTGACGAGACCTACGAGTCTCTTGTAGAACGTTACACGTACGACAAACTGATGGACGATTTGACCAATCTGCAGGACCCGACACATACCGCTCCAACCGAGTTGGAGATGATAATGGCCTGTCAAGCACACATGGCACGCATCAATGCTGCCAACTTTGTAGCATTCCGTGACACGGTCGGTGCCAAACCGGTCGACGAGAGCAAGATTGACCACCAGATAAACAACCCGTATGAAGAATTAACAGACGAGGAGTTAGAGATGATACTCGCCGCTCGTGAGGCCAAGGAGCAGATCGCGTCTGCGGACCGACAGCTCTCCGCTCCGAGCTCACCCGCCTCCGGCGACACATCACCTCTTGTAACCCACGAAAAGGAACAAGATGCCTGACATACTCACAGATCGCAAGACCGGCAAGCAGTTCATACTCAGCGCAGACGTCCCCACCGGCACCGTCACACCGCCCACACCACGTTACACTGTGACAATAACAGGTGGCTACTTAGACGACGATCCGGCCAAGACTACCGCGTCCTACGAGGAAGGCTCCACCGTGACCATAACCGCCACATCGCCACCCTCAGGCAAGCAGTTCAGTCACTTCACCGTCGAGGGTGGTAACAACATTGACGCCAGTCCAGCCACCATCACCGTCACGCGTAACCTTGTCATAACTACGGTCTTTGTAGACCTGCCTGATGATTCGTATTTGAGTGGAACGTGGTCGCCGTCGAGTGGCACAGAGGGCTCGAGCTATACTACGTTTGATAGCGGCAAGAACACTACACCCATCGGCAAGATAGGTAACAAGGACGTGTATGGCATGTATTTTGCCAACGATGCGCTTGGTGCATGGGCATGGAGCGATTATACAGGCTCCGTGGCAGTGTGGAAGATTGTCGATACCGATGAGGCGATGTGGTACGATACCGACGAGTTGACGTTTACGAGTGATGCAAATACATTTGACAAAACGGGCAGCATACTTGCGGCAGTTAAACACTTTTATACTAAGATAAATAATTAAGGAGGTAACCTATGGCAACCATTACTCACAGCACTTGCACGTCTGACGGCGTCGTTGTGAAGACATCGTCGTCTAAGCCTGGCAAGGGAGGCAAGTAATTTGTATACCCGCTCACTGTTCAGCAGACTCCGTGTCTGGCTGACGGTTATTGTAACTAGCACATTTGTGATACATTTGTAGGAGGTAACACATGCGAGAAGGTTATCCTGAGTACCTGTGCCCAGGACCTGCACCTGATGGCTCACCTGTATGGGAGTGTCACGGTGCGGCATGTCCGTTTCATCATGACCCAGAGATTTGTAGACCTGAGGTTGAGAAACGTGGGTACACACTCTCATACACTGATAAACACAGAGCATATGTAGAGAGTAAGTAATGTGACCGCACGCCTGGTGCTTTACTTGCCTCCGGCGTGCTTGACCACATTGTAAAAGGAAGAACAAGATGATACCTAACACACTTGAAGGAGAGATACTCAGACGTAAGCTCCGGAAGTCATACTCTGCATATTGTGAATACGTCAACGAAGGATTTTACATGACACATTTCCATAAGTATTTGTGTGATGAGATACAGACCTTCCTTGAGCACAAGTGTGATAATGACGTTATGGACATACTTCTTCTGAGTGTCCCTCCACAGCATGGAAAATCATACACTGTAACCGAGACACTGCCATCGTGGTTCCTTGGTAATCACCCCACAGACGGCGTGATTATTGCAGGTTATGAGTCGACATTTGCAGAACAGTTCAGCAGACGCAACCGTGACAAGTTCACCACATTTGCACCTGACATATTCCGAGTTAATCCTAACTCAGGTGCCCAAGGTGTAGCATTGTGGGAGACCGAGAAGGGTGGAACCTGTCGTGCAGCTGGTCTAAAGGCAGGTATTACTGGTTATGGTGCAGAGTTATTCATAATTGACGATCCGATTAAGAATAAAGAGCAGGCGGACAGTGAGACGGTTATTGCAAAGATACATGACGAAATGGGTCCGTCTGTTCAGTCTCGTATCCACCCCGGTGGCAAACTTATTGTAATACAGACTCGCTGGGTCGAGGGTGACGTTGTCGGCTGGATACAAGAAAACTGGGGCGAGTGGATTTATAAAGTAATAAACCTACCCGCTGAGTATGATGAAGAGGCTGCAAAGATTGGCCCAGATCCACTGGGCAGACAGCTTGGCGAGTCACTTATGGGTGCTCACCTCGGCGACGATGAGACCTTGTTACCACAGAAGATTGCAAACACTAATAAGTGGATGCGCAATAAGAAGCGACTTGTTATAAATTCTGATGGTCAGCGTACTTGGAATGCATTGTATCAAGGTAGACCAAGTGCAGCCAAAGGTAATTTGTACAAAGAGGAATGGTGGCAAACTTATCACAGAACCTTGGACCTGCGTAAGTCATTAGAGTATCTGCAATTGTCAATAGACGCGACATTTAAGAACACAGAGACCAGTGACTTTGTAGCAATTGAGTTATGGGGACTTAAAGGAAAGAACGTGTATTTGTGGAAACTCGTCAATAAACGAATGGGTTTCCGAGACACCGTTGAGTGTATACGTAATATTTCACAAGAATTTCCAGACATTGATGAGATGGTTATTGAGGACAAGGCGAATGGTTCAGCAATCATAGACGTCTTGTCAATTGAGAAAGGCATGCCCCCGGTCGTAGCAATAGAACCGAAAGGTGGTAAATTTGCGAGAGCCCAGGCGACTTCAAACTTTGTGGGAACACGGTGCGTATATTTACCACTTGATTTCACAAAGGAAGAAGAACAAGATATAGAATGGGATAAACAAAATGGTGATACATTAACAGGTCGAGAGAAGTTTATTCGACAACACAGTACATTTCCATATGATACAAAAGACGACATGGTGGATAGTCAATCGCAAGGTGTGGGTAGGATTATTAAACTCATAACAGGTGAATTGCCTATGCCTAACCGTAGACGTCATCTTGTATACAGACCGTGGAAACCTGACATGTGGGAAGACTTCAATAAACTCGACGAGATTGGGCAAGCAGAATACATAGCAATGTATGGAGCACCCGAAGAATGGGAGGACGAGGACATTGGGGCCTAATAGAATTGATTTGTATTTACAGTGGGCGCAAACTCTGCCAGCCTACGTAAATACAACAGAGGAGGAAGAACTGTTAAACAAGTTTGTAGCATTATACAGTATTGCTGATGCTTGTAAACAGAACAATCCCCTTGCGAGTACAAAGAACATTAAACGTTGGAGGAAAGCATACTCTGGTACACTGAATGCATTGAAAGACGATGGTACCGAGAGTGATGAGAAAGTTAAACAACTTCGACGTATTGTTTATGAGTTTATTGAGAGTAAGATTGACAACAGTATTCCGATGCCTAAAATGAAACCGAAATATAAGAGCGATTTACCTTTGGTTGACGTGACCGAAGGTTTTCTCCGTTACAATGTTGATAATATATTCTCAAAATTTGTAAACGATAAATCCGAACGTGCAACATATATAGATGGTTGTTGCTGGTACAAGGTCTGGTGGGATAATCTTGCAGGTGGTCATGATACTTCTGGTGAGGTTAAGATTGACGTGTGCACCTCAGACCAAATTGTACCTCAACCAGGTGTAATGGATTGGCGTAAACTTGAATACATTTTTGAGTTACAGCAGATGTCTCTTGCACGTATATACGACGTGTATGGTCGAATTATAACACCTATTGCAGCAGATAACAGTAAGCCTGGTGACTTAAACAATCCGACGAGTGACAATAGTACTATTACCGTGGTCACTTGTTATTATTTGAATGAGCATCGTCGTGTTGCACGGTTCTCTTGGGCGTATCATAGTAGACAGGTCATTTGTAACGACGAGGATTGGCTCGTTAGACGTGTTAGAACTTGTACAAAATGTGGAACAGTTGTACCGCGTGAAGAAGTTTGTCCTGAGTGTGGTAGCAAGTCGTTTAAGTACAAGGTGTCAGACATTGATATACTTGAACAAGACCTTGACATAATTTATAATCCATATGACGTCGGTGAAACTGATGATGAAGAACAAAAGGATATGTACGTTAAGAAACCTTTCTTAACTGCGGGTACCGAGATACCGTTTTATCAGATACAACAATTGCCGTTTATACCAAGACCTGCAATCAGTTCACTTGACAGTATTTATGGTGTCAGTGAAGTGTCTGTGTTGTTAGATAACCAAGATGCAACTAACAAATTGTATAGCAAGATGTTAGACAAATCTCTCGTGAGTGGTGCGGTTGTTACTAAGCCTAAACGTGTTAAGATTGACGACGTTAATGCTGGTATTAAGCAAGTAAACGTTGATACTTATGAGCAAGCACAGATGGTTCAGACCAAACAAATACAGGCTGATTTATCACAAGAGGTTACTGCGGCAGCGTTGTATTATGATGCAGCAAAAGCAGCATCTGGTGTAAGCGACTCGTTTCAAGGTAAACGCGATACAACTGCAACTTCCGGTAAGGCAAAAGAAATTGCCGCGATGCAGAGTGCAGGACGCATTGAGAGTTTACGTATAATGAAGAATGCGGCATTCGGAGGCGTATATGACCTTGTATTGAAGTATTTATTAGCGTTCAGTGATGAACCTCGTAAATTTGTTAAGGTGTTACCTAATGGCAAAGAGGAAGAGGAAGAGTGGAATAAATACATGTTTCTTGCAAAAGATAAGTACGGTGACGTTTACTATCGTGATAATTTCTCGTTTAGTGAAGATGCGGCGGGTACTCTTGCAACTAACCGTGTAGCGATGTGGCAAGAGATACAGAGTCAGTTTATACAGGGTGCATTTGGTAATCCTCAAGACTCACGTACACTTGAGTTGTTCTGGAACATGATGGATCAGCAACAGTATCCACTTGCCAAAACCGTTCTTGCAGGTATTAGAGATAATGCACAACACCTACCTCCGGAGATTGAGGAAACGATTAAGCAGAACCCCGACGTACTTTCACAGATAATGCAAGTACAACAGGCATCACAAGGTGGTGGAACAGGTCACGGTGGGGCAAGACCTAATAGTGGACCTGATGGCAATGGTGCAACTCATGCGACGAATGTAGAGAGAACGAATGAACGTAATCGTGCAGCTAATCAAAGAGTTGTGACACCTGAGCAAGGAGGTAGTTCTAATGGAAGCATTGGGCAAAACCTTAGTAGTTAGACGTGGTGAGGAATTTGTCTATCAACGTGAAATTGTAGACGACAATGGTGTACCTTACAGATTGTGGGCATTATTTCCTAAACGTGTAGGTGACGTAAGAGTAAATTTAATCAATAATCCATATTTGTTAATTAAGATTGCATCTAACACATATAGACAAGATGGCAGGTATGAGATGAATTATTGGTTAGATATAAGTGGTTACAAATACTTTGAAGCAACGATGCGAGAACCGGTATTTGTAACTAATGAACAATTGTCAGCAGGAACACTTCCAGATGGTATAGGTAGTAATTCGACTATACTCCTTTTTGTGGACGAAGGTAAAAATTATTATGGTTATAACCTAACCGATAGTAAGTATGAACCTTATTCATTCACGTTTACAAAACACTTCCTACCTGTACAAACCGCAGAATGGGTGGAACAAGATTATACATATGAGATAAGTATCAAAGGTGGCACACTGATGAGTGACTACTTAACCTCATTGTACAAATCAGTGTTCCCTGACAAGACACCGCCTACCGACAATCGTACTTTGTATGAGCAGGTCAAACTTTGTAGACCTGACCTTGTAAAAGATATAAACTATGATGCACCAATTGTAGCATTTGACTATGATGAAATTATTCAAGCACCGAGTAAATTACGGGTGCTTACAAATAATTAGGAGGAAACATGGCAGATTTAGTTGAGAAAATTGTAACAGATGACTCTGGTAATGTGACACGTGTGCCTATTGCCAACACAACTAACCCAGGTATTGCAAGTTTCGACAATGAAGACTTTACCGTTACACAAGATGGTAAAGTTAGTTCGTTGCAAAAGGTTGGAATACCTCAGTATCTTGGTTACATTGTACAAGACCCTCTAACGAGTCTTTTAATCCAACTTCGTACTTGGAGTACTAAACCTCTTGATGAAGTTACCAGTCGTGATTTTGTAATGCTTGATAAGGATTACATTATGAATGATGAAACCTTGTATCATGAAGGTCAGGTATTTCAGATACAATATAAAATGTCGGATAATCAAGTAGTAACGGGTATGACGCCTGCATTTGACCTTGCAGGTCCTAAAGGTGACGTTGGGGCAATAGGTCCGACTGGTCCTACCGGCCCTCAGGGTGCACCTGGTTCTCAGGGTTCACCTGGTACCGATGGTGCAAACGGTATCAACGGAACTGATGGTGAAGACGGTAATATTTGGTTAACGACTTCTAATACGTTGACTTCTACAGCAGATATTCCGAAGTCCAGTTTAACAGGTCCTCGTGAAGCTCACGTTGGTGACTTTGTAATGTCACAGAATGTTAGTAGTAATGGTAACTACGGTTACATTGAGAGTGTATTTGTTGACAATGTTAGAGTTGTTTATATCGGTACACTCAGAGGTCCTCAAGGTGCACAAGGTCCTGCCGGTGAAAGAGGTCCTAAGGGTGAACAAGGTGAGGCTGGTATAGCAAATATAAATCCTAAAGGTACCTGGAATAATGTAACAGTTTATTCTATGAACGATACTGTTGTTTACTCCGGTAATGGTTATATTTCTAAGGTCGATAACAACAAAGGTGTCACTCCCGGAACCGATGAAAGTTTCTGGGTACTCTTTGCAACACAAGGTGCAGAAGGTCCTACAGGTCCTGCGGGTCCCCAGGGCCCCGCAGGTCCTCTGCCGAACTACGTGAGTTTTGAGACTCCTACCTCGATAAACGTATCAACCAATGGAAATGAAGTTACGTACACTGGTGTTGCCAAATTCGAAGCCGACGGCTCTATGGAAAGTGGCGAGTATCATCAAGTACTCCCTATGCCTGTTGAAATGCTTATTCCTGCGCCTACTACAGACCCGCCAGTAGTTGGAGAAAGAATAAACCTCGGTTTTCCATATTTTAATAGACAACCACTTATAAACGAATATTTCTTGCTTCGCACTCTTTCTCCCGTGAAAAAATTACTTACGCTTGCGATTGCAAAATGTACAGAACACAGCGGAGCAAATGCAGTTTGTGAAATAAAAAATAGAGATGTTATTCCAATTGCACCTAGAAAGTATGCGCATAATATAACGATTGAGACGGGAAATGCAGTTATTGGTTTTACGATATTCACATCACATCCAGATCCCTATCCAAACGCTTTGACTGTACATGCAAACATAGGTCTTAGTACTAATCAACAAATTCCAGCAACTGGTGTTATCGGAAACAATTTACCCGTGTATTGCGTTAGAAAGGGACTAAGTGGATTAGCTGCAATTGCTGTCGGTATGAGTGTTAGTTTAGATTCAGATACTGAAGTTAAGGATATCGTAGTACCACTATAACCCCATACGAAAAGAGCGAGAGTAAAATCCCTCTCTTTTTGTTTAGCTCCTTTTTTCCTCATCCAGTTCTTTTTCGGCTTGTTTTATTGCGTTTGCATTAAAATGTATATTTATGCACTTTCGACAAAATTCGACAAAATTCGCGCGTATTCGACATTTTTTCGCATTGCCCCCAGGGGCAGGATTTATACCGTTGTAACCCTCACTGTTACATCTCATCCATCCGCGTGATATATATATACTTATTCTCCGAGAATATTTCCGAATTCGTAAATCAAGGTCCTATCCAAGGACCGCAAGGTCCCGAGGGTCCGCAAGGCCCGCAGGGTATACAAGGCTTAGTAGGTCCTACAGGGCCGCAAGGCGAACAAGGTCCTCAGGGTATACAAGGTGAAAAAGGTGCAACAGGCGCGACGGGTCCCGTAGGTCTTAAGGGTGACCAAGGTTTGCAAGGTCCACAAGGTGAAATCGGTCCCGCTGGTCCAAAAGGTGAAACAGGTCCCCAAGGTCCCGCAGGGCGTAAAGGGTGATACTGGCGCACAAGGGATACAAGGCCCTGCAGGCGCTAAAGGTGATACGGGTCGGCAAGATTGTAATATATCTTGCCGATACCGAATAAAATAATAATGGAGGTGATTAAATGAGTTGGCGAGGACCTATAGGCATATTGCCTGATTGTAAAAATTTAAAAGAGCTTTGTGATACTATTAAAGAATGGTATGACATGCATATCGAAGCAGCACTTGAAGATGGAAGTTCGTACGATGTCGAAGTATTTGTAAGCGACTCACAAAGACTAATAGACAAATATAACGGCTACGACGAAACATCTTTTGTAGACCGAATGAAGAAAGAATTAGACGAACTCGAGGCTAAATGCTATGCTTTAGATAAGTTTATTAAAAGTACTAAATATCTTGAACTTGACGAAGAAAATCGTTCGTTGTTAAATGCACAATATAATTGTATGCTGACATATGCAACGATTTTAAAACGTCGTATTAAAATAAATGGAGGTAACTAAAATGGACATTAAATGGTCTATTGACGAACAAGTAAATGCGGTCATGAACGGTGGTTGTAAATTAACTGCAGCAAATGGTATATTTAATGTAATGTTAATGGCAGAGTCAGATACCATAAATCAGTATCAGTATGCAAAACAAGCACTTATGAAATTGTTTAACGACGAACCGGCAAAAGCGCAAGTACTTGCTAAGTTGGTAAACAATGTTATTGAGGACGAGGAAGACCACATTGAGTCGTTTAACAAAGCGGCAGCAATTATTGTAGGTAGCAAAGAACCTAAGGCTACTGAATACAACGAGGCGGTGAAGGGAGAATGACACCTTTGCAACACGAACAGATTATACAGATGTTAATGTCGATAACAAATAGACTTGACGATTTTGGTAACAGACTTCATAATCTTGAAAATGTGATCGCCAAATTGTCAGACAAGACAATTGTAATAAGTGACATTAACAAAGACCTAGAACAACTCAAAGTAGAAGTTAATTCGTTGAAAGACGAAAAGGAGGTATAAATGTTAGACCAATTTGGCGAACAGATTATGCAGATATTGTCAATGTCCCTTTGTGGAGTATCTCTTGCAACCATTATTGCAAACGTGATTTATTGTGTTAAATCAATTAAACGTGCGGCAACAAGAGCAAAGAATGACAAAGAAGAGTTTCAGAAACAACTGGACGTTTCCAAAGAGTACATTGAACAATCATTTAAGAATGCAGTACTCCCCTCTAAGATTAAACTTGACGTGAGTGAAAAGATTGAGAAACCAATCAAAGAGGGACTTGCACAGATGGAAGATAACCAGAAAGAGTACCTGCAGAAAATTCACGAAGAGAACCAAATGATACTCAAAGTACTCAGTCAATTCTCTCACACCAAGAAACTGTCCGAAGAGGACCAAGACAAAATCAAGGAAATTGTAGGCGAGGCAGTTACCGAAGAAGTTAAACTGTGAGGTGACTTATGGCTAAGAAAGTTAAAGCAAGGAAATTGAAAATGCCTTTGTGGCAAGACCTTGTCTATATGGCTCTTGTGATAATAGCACCTATTGTAATAACTTGTATCGAATTGTTTGACTCGCATAGTAGTGCATTTAAATGGTCATTTGCAAGTATAGGTTCAATTCTTATCACATTCATCGTAATTAAAAAGTATATTCTCAACAATCAAATTGATAAGTTAAAGAAAGAAGTATTTTCTTGTGAACATGATTATGCTGTCGGTGCGAGTGATGATAAATTAACTGAGGCAAAGTGGAGAAAAGCCAAACTGATATTGTATGCCTATAATGCTATCGCGGTCTTACTTGCCCTTGCATTATTCTATTTGTTTATCACAGCAATTGTAGATGGACTTATTGCATTTAAAGGTGCCGCAACTTTCATACTTCTGTTTGTAATATTTGGTATGATTTTTAAAGCCATTTGTTATGCGTCAGGCGTGTATGAAGATGAAGAGGAGGACAACTCCGGTGAACAAGAAAATAACTAATTTCAGTACTCAAAAGTTAATAACCAAGATAATGACGTGGGGAACAGCACTGCTGTTCCTCGCAGCTCTTGGTATCATGGCATATTTGTCATTTGTAACAAATGTTGACATCAATCCATCAGTAAAGAATATAACACTCATTGCAATGGTGGCTCTTGTACTTAATTTTATTGTTTGGGAAAGTAGACATCGTGCAGAGTATGATAGGTCAATGTTAACAGATATTACAAATGAGAAGTATAGTGTACACAGAAGATATTATTTTGCACGAAAAGGATTGAAACAAACAGAGGTTCAATCCTATATTCGTCAGTACAACAAAGATTACGTTCAAGCGTGGTTAGATGATGTTGTAGATGAAACAGGCAGAACTATTGAAGAAATCACAAATGAACCTTACAGAGGTCATGACCACAAATTGTTAATCTACAAAGTCAAGCATCACAAGTATCCGAAGTCTGGTATTAAACGCGCGAGAGAGGTATTGTCCGTACTAAATGTAAGTGGTAGCGATAGCATGAAAATCAACTTACACAGTGCTGAACACCAACACCTTAGTGGTGCAATTAGGAAAGTATTCACCTCATTGTTATCTACCCTGTTAGCAGCGTCAGTGACCGTAAACTTTGTAGAAGGTGACCTCAGCAGCGCATTCCTCACTTTGATACTTAACATTGTAATCTTGTTTACAAGTTTATTTTTCGGTACAATATCTGGTGCCAAAGCCGCAAAGATGAAATTGTCAATTGCAGAAACAGTGTCAGAATTACTTGAAGAGTGGCGTAAACAACCTCCGAAAGAAGAACCTTTTATAGAACACGTCCCTTCGGTTGATGCACAACCTATTGTAAAACCAGAGGTCAAGAGTGTGCAAGAAGAGAAACGTACTTCTGTAATTGAAATAAGCTGATCTATTGTAACATTCTTAGAGATTTCATTATAATATAGAATTGAAAACAAGCTGCAAAACGGCTGATATCCGACACTCGCACAAAACTATCAAAGGAGCAATAACATGTCAGACGGTGCAAACATTGGTTTTTCTTTGGAAGAGTTAGAGGCACTCTTTAAAGACGACCAGCAGACTACACCACCTGCGAATGACCAGCAACAACCTCAGGGAACTCCACCTACCGAGGGCAACGATCCTCAACCTGTTGACCAGACGAAATCCTTTGCACATCGGTTGAAACAGGAAACGGAGAAAATTCGTAAACAGGAACGAGATGCAATCGCAGCTGAACTCGGGTATCAGTCTTACGAAGAGATGCAAAAAGCAAAGGAAAAGAAGCTGCTTGAAGATAAAGGGTTAAATCCCGAAGATGTTGCCCCAGTTGTAGATGAGTTAGTACAGAAAAGGTTGAATGAAGACCCACGCATGAAAGAGTTGGAAATGTTCAAACAAAAGCAAGTTGAAGAATTTGCAAAGAAAGAGCTTTCCGAACTCTCTGCTCTCACAGGAACGACTTATACCTCCCTTGACCAATTGCCAAAGGACGTTGTAGAAGATTGGAAAAAGACTGGTTCGTTGAAACGGTCTTACATATCTTTGCATGGTGAAGAGTTAATTGTAAATGCACGTAAGTCTGTTGCAAAAGGTGAGACATCACATTTGCAAGAACCTGGCGGTACACCTCCACCTGTGGTAAACAAAAGACCTCTCACCGCTGATGAAAAGAAAGTGTGGAAACTATTTAATCCCGGCATGAGTGACGAGGAACTTAATAAAAAAACTATTGACATTTAATGGAGGACAATTATGGCAGGATTTGTTACTGGTTACCTGCAGCGTGAAGTATATCTTGACATTGACGTTGTCAATGATTGCAAGAGAGGCGACTTTGTAGTGGTGACCAACACGACGTATAATGCAGATGGTACGGTTGCTAAACGCGGTTCCATGGTTAAAGCTACGAAAGCCCAGGTTACCGCTAAAACGGCTACCCACATTGTGGCTCAGTCCGACCAGACTCTTGGTTATGGACACGTTCCCGTTGAGGACAGAGATTACAGATATGACCCGACGGTCAAAGGTACTGTAACCACTGCTCCGACGGCTGACACGACCACGTGGAAACATGTAGCACTTTTCAAAATTACGAATTGGGATGATGTAGTCCCCTCCCTTGATGGCAGCGATAGAACTTAAGGAGGCACAGACGAATGGGTGTAATTATCAATATTGATGAGGCTTTGAAACTTCGTTCGGAGTATAACATTCTCCGTGAGCCTCTTAACGAAATGATTATCAGACAGCAAGAGGCTTGGGAAAAGTCCAATCCCCTTGACATGATTTATAACAGAGGTACTCTTGACCAGTTCCAGCGCACCTATGTTTCGAGCATTGGTTTTGACCATGCTTTTGCTGAAACCAACGACTATGCGATTGGACCTATCTTCAACACAGCCGAAGGTTTCGCAGCGACGTATCGTACGAGAACGTTCCAAGGTTCCTTTATCATTACTCAGCAAACGCTTGAGGACCAGGAACTTGAACGTGCGAAAGATGATGCGAGCAGATTTATTAAACGTTGGCAAGGTGACATCGTTGAGTACGGTGTAGCTGCTTTGTCTGCAGCGTTTGGTGAGGAAGTTATCTGGGGCACGACTGCTGAAGGTAAATCCAAACTCAAACTTACTTCTGCAGATACGGTTGATGGTACGCTCGACGGAGTGAAGAACCCTTTGTTCACAAGCAAACACACTCTTGTTAAACGTGACAACATGACCGCGGCAGACATCACCGCATCGTTGCAGTCTAACTGTTTCTATGCAGATGTTGATATCCTTGGTAGCGACTCGGCCCGTATTGCTAAACTTGGTGATGTTATCAATCAGGTTATTACCTACATGGAAAACTTGAAAGATGACAATGGCAAGTATGCAGGTGTCAGCGGTGCAAAGAGAATTGTCACCGGTAACGACCCTCACTTGAAAGCGGCTATCGAAACTGCACTTTCCATGGATATGTTCAAACAAGGTGAAAGCTTGCAGATCAACCCCGCATACAAGAGGGCGGAGCTTGACGTTTCTCCTTACTTCCTTGACATTCCTCAGTGTAAAGCAGGCCAGGGTTTCTTCATTGTAGATAAAGCATACAATGCTGAAAACCACGGTCTTGAAATTACCGAACGTATTGCACTTACTCTTGACGTTGTATGGCAGAAGAGACCTGCAGGTGTCATCTACGATGGACGTCAGCGTTTCGATATCAACGTTGCGACGTGGAGAGGTGTTGCTTATGTATACCTGGGAACCCCTGCTGGTGCTACTGGCAAGTGGGACGACATCACTCACTTCACGAAAGTAACTCCTGCGGCTACCATTGTCAGACCTGTTGAGGTTGTTGGCACGGTGACCACAAAAGCGAGTTCTTAATTAGTTCACACCATCGCAATTTAATACCTTATTGTAGGGAAGGCCGGCCGGCATTTGTCGGCTGGCTTTCTCTTTTATAAGATGGTATGATGAGGCATTTTAATATATAATATTTTATCAATGAATATTTAATCAATAGAATATCTATCAATCGAATATTATATATTAAA